GATCAGAGTAGTAAAATTTACCAGGCTTATAAGGTTGTACTAATTTAACCATTAAACTTTCAGTCATTTTACCCTTAAATACTGGTAATTCTTTTACCTTATATTTATATGTCTTAGTCCAATCTTCACAAAATCCAACGCTGTTAATTACACCATCTTTATCTGCCTTTTCCATTCCTAGCTTATCAAATGGCAAGTGTTCTATTCTAGCAACACCACCACCCTTAGAACGTATCAACTGCATCGCGTACTGTCCAAATATTTTAAAATCTGCAATACATTTCTTCTGTTCTCTTTTATTGAATATTTCGTTTAATTCATCATATACTTCATTAGTACCATTTATTTCAATACCTTTTCCATATACCAATTCACACATCGTGTTTATGATGCTCTCATTTGTCGGTGAACCATTATATCTATCTATGATATATTGAAAGAATGAATTATCTCTACCATTTAAAACCCATTTACGACCTGGTATTTCCTCAACCGCTGGTTTTACGTAACTTGATAATTGGATTAAACTTATTCCATCATGTTTCTTATCCATGTATTTTGTAATTTTGTGAAACTTGTGCAGTTGCGAACAATTGCCCTCTATATATCACATTTGTAGTTGTATTGTCTGAAATTGTAAAATCATATCCTTTACCTTCAGCAGTTGTTAAATCAAAATCATATTTAATGTAACCATTAGCCAAAGTTCTAGTAACTGAAGGCGTAACACTTATTGTAGTTGCATCATCTTTTATTGATAATGTATGTGCGTTATCTATATTGTAATATCTTGGTATAATATAGATACTATGTGTTGTGTTTCCAGAATCAATGACTATCATACTATAATAACAACATTTTCCTATTTTGTACAAAAAAAGACTAATATAATTAAATATTAGCCTTAATTTACACTAAAGTAGGTTAATTATACTGAAATTTGTGTAGCACTTACTATTGCTAAAAATGCTGTTACTGTTGCTGAATCTAATGTTGGTGCAAAACTTGTTTCTTCACCAATAGCAGTTAAATTATAACCGTTAAATTCTCCTTTAGCACCACCTGATAAACCTGTTCCAGAAACTACAACACCATCTTCTAAACCAACGATTTTATAATTTCCCATTCTATCTTTTACAACACATCCTGGTTGTGCTGCTGCTAATAATTTAATTTCATTTGCAGTATCTTTATCTTGTTTCTTTAATGAAAAAGTTAAAGTTTGATTTACTACTGTTGTACCATCATTTTTAGATGTCACACTTGATTCTTCTAAGTTGTTGTTATCACTCTTTAGATCGTACTGATATGCGTCTGTTAAAGCCACATTCATTGCTGTTGCTTCTCCTGCTGTAATTGTAAAAGCATCAGCTATTCTATCAAAAAAGTAAACAGTACTTAAACCACCTACTGCATCTAAGCAAGGTTCGGCTCTACCTGTTGTTAATACACATGCCATATTATTATTTGTTTTTTATAAAAAAAGGGTAGAATAGCATATCACTAGACTACCCTTATTTATTAGTTAATTAATTATTCTTAGTTGGCTGCATTAACGATTCCGTAAGTGATAATATCACTAACATTTCCGTATTGTACACCATCACCCCATTCCATAACAACATGTACATTATCAGAACCATCTATCATTGATTGGTCTAACAATCTTACGTTTCCACTCAATGCTAAATCTTCAATACCATACCAAAGTACATTTGAACCTGTTGCAATCATAACATCATCAGATAATCCAGAACACTCAATTAATGGTATTCCTTCAAAGTTAGCTGTTGCTGTTCTTTCGTGAAAAGCATCGTAAGCACCTAAAGTTGCTTGTGCAGTAATATAAAATTTCATTGCTGCTGTTGATACTCTAATAGCAAACCCAGGCATGTTATAAATAGCGTTTGGAGCTGCTGCTTTAACCTTCCCTAATTCAGCAATAATATTTCCTGCTGTTAAAGTTGTTCCTGTTACTTCATTTGCTGCTGGTAAAGCTGCATCTACTGTCAAAAGACCTTCAATACCTTCAAACTCTCCACCTGTTCCGTTAGTTCCTTGCCATATTACCGTTTCTCTTGATGCTGCAACGTTTGCTGCTGCTAATCCAGCTAAATAAGATTCAAAAGAACCTGTGAAACGGCCACTTTTGTACATAGACTGCCAAACTGGTCTGTAAGTCTTTTTACATAATTTCATGTTTACCTCAAACTTTTCAGTTGTAAGAACACGATCCGCTACTGTTAAAGTACCACCTGGAGTAAAATCACAAGTTGCATCTTGTACAATTCCTGATAAATTTACATTTGGTACATTCCATTTGTAAGGTACATTTTCGATAACTTCCACACCACCATTTGTGATTGTAGTTGGTGCTAATAACGCTGCTGAGATAAATCTACCTGCATCTGCACCTGCATAGTTACTAGAGATTGTTTCAGTAGTAGCTAATTGAATTTTTTTGTTTTCCATTTTAATTTTTGATTTATCCGTTTATAGCGTTCATAACTCTTTCATGAATAGTTTTACCTACCATTATTCTAGGCTTAACTTCATCATGTTGATTAAGTTTAACACTCTCAACTTCTGGTTGTTTGTTTAATTCGATTTTAAGAGTTTCGTTCTCTTTTGTTAATTCATCTATCTTAGTAGATAATTCTAATTTAACAGCCTCTAGCCTTTCATCTGCTTGTGCTGAAAATTCAGTTTTAACAGTTTCAATAACTTCAGCCATAAATGCTTCTTTGTCAAATTCTTCTACTACTTCAGTAACCGCTTCTGGTTGAACTTCCATGTTCTCAACTTCTGGAGTTTCTTCTTTAGCAGAAAAAAGAGCCTTAACACCATCTAGTACTTCTTGTACTATTGATTTTTTTACTTCTTCATTCATGTTGTTTATATTTGTTTTTAATTGTACTTGTTCCAATCCTAATAAAGCATCGATAGAAAAACCTTTAATTTCTCCATTCTTTACTTTACTCCACATATCTTCGTTTTCAACTTTCATCATCGTTACCCATGTGCCTTTAGGATATGTTTTACCATAATTAGCACTTTTATCTGTTTCAGGGTTTTCAACTGTCCACGCCTCAACAACACTCATTCCCTCTAATTTTAGTTCATGTTCTAAACTAGAATTATTGTTGTTTTGGTTTCTCATAAATGAATGAGCAAGTTTTTCAATTGTTTCTGCTGTGAAAAACATTTCAAACTCATTACCATCTATATTTCTATAAATTCTTTTGTTGGGAATAAGAGCAGCACCAAGCAATAAACGCTTTTCTTCGTTTACTTGTGCTAATTCTATTTTTTGTGGGTGTTCAGCAAGTGCTATCCACATGTCTTCCATTGCTGGATTTTCTACTACTGAAAGTGCGTAAACTCCTTCGTTTTCACCTTCTTTGTAAATTGCCTCATATACTTTCATACATTATAATAACAACTTTTTATTATAGTGTTCAACTTTTTAATAGATAAAATCTATTTTGTTAATTGAATAATGTGTTGTACATTGCACTTGGATTTAGTTGGAATAAATAATTGATTAATAGAATTATGTTAGGGTGTTAAAGGGTCATAATTAGTTTTATGGCTCTTTTTCTTTTTATTAAAAAAATAAGTAACAAAATGACAAGATTTGAAAAGATATTAATAGATAATGGTTATATAAAATACATACTAAATTGTAAAACCATGAAATATGAAATAACAAATAAACACACAATATCTACTATGGTAAATTTAGATCATAGATACATACATAAAACAGATGAAGTTATACTAAAAAAGATAGAGCAAGATAAAAGTGTTATGGATGATGATTTTACTTGGGAAGATAGAAAAGGTGTTATTTGTTTTGGTTTGCATGAGGCAGGTAAGCCCCCTACACTTATAAGTCCTAGACCAAAAATAATTGTAAAAAGACAACATTATTTTAATGATGAAAAAATAATTTCGCTAGAAGATGAAAGATTAGATGATTCTATGAATTTATGTTTAAGTATAGAAGAACCAATACAAATATTTAAAGCATTGTTTGATTCTTCTATTTGTTTTAATTATGATTTTACATAAATAGTTTATATACTACTTGTTTCTACTACGTTTCTTTCAAATTCTTGTTGGCTAGTAACATCACCGCCTACAACAAACGCTTGTATTGGTTGCTGTTCTTGGTTTAATGTTTGTGCTAATTGATTTACGCCACTTGTACCAACTACATTAAATGATGGTGCTGCTGTTGTTCCTGCTCCACCACCTCCAGCAAATGAACCAGAACCACCTCCTTTATCATAAGGCACTTTTACTTTTAATATGTTTTTAACCGCTGCAAATCCTGCCAATCCTGTTGCTACTGCTTGTGCTATTGCATAACCTGGGACTGGTACACCAGCAAATGCTCTTAATTGTCCTGCTATCGAAGCGTAAGTATCTATTAAAGCTGATGCTACTGCTAATGCTTTTCCTGCTCCTGTTTGTCTTCCTACTAATTCACTAACTGCATCTAAAGAACCACTAATACCATCTAATAACATTTGTTTAGCCTGAAATTCAGCCTCCGCTATTCTTACCCTTGCATCTGCATTCGCTTTTTCATCTTCTGTTTTTCTGTTTTGTATTTCAGCGCTTTTTATTAAACCTTGAACCTCTAAATCTATTTGTTCATTTTGTGCTATTGCAAATTCTTCTGTGCCTTCTCTTAATGCCTCTAATCTTAAAGCGTCTTTTTCTTTTTGTTCGTTGTATGGATCAGCAACACCACCACTTTCTAAAGATGGTCTATATTGTTCATCTATTGCTAGTAAGTCTTGTCTGTATTCTAATTCAACTGCTGTTAGGTCTGTTATTCCTGCTTTCTTTAATTCTAGTAAATCATTCTGGAAACGTTCCTCACGTTCTCTTATTTCACGTTGTCTTTCGCCTAATAAAGATAGTTCTGCTTCACGTAATATATCAGCACTTCTATTTTTTTCTTCTTTAGGTTTTTTCTCTTTCGCCTCTTTTTCTGGCGTTAATACTTGCTTTTCAATTTTAAGAAGTAAATTATATTGTTTTTCTAACTCCTCGTTTTTATCTGCTAATATTTGCCTTTCTTCTTCATCTATTTTTCCTGATGATTTTGGTATTCTGAATATTTGTTGCCACCATTTAAGTTCCTTTGCTTTTGCTTCTTCTGTTGCAATGGTTAATTTCAAATTCTCTATTGTAGCAAGAATGTTTTTTCTCTTTTCTTCTAAAAGTAATTTTTCTTGTTTTACTAAATCTTCTGTACTTTCACCTTGAAGTTTTAGTATGTCTTTTTGTAGAGATAATCTTTCAAGCTGAATATCTAATAAATCATTATTATCTTTTAATAAACTTTTTTGATGTTCTAAGTCTTTATTTATAAATCCTAACGCCTCGCCAATAGCATCCCAATTAGAAACAATAAACCCTAAAGCAACAACAAATGCACCTATTCCTGTTGCAATAAGAGCAGAACGCATAGCAGCACCACCAACTTTCGCTGCTTTAGTTAATTTAACAGCTTCTTTAACACCGCCTTCAAGTCCATCATTTAGATTTCTAACAGATTCTTCTGCTTTACCAAAACCTTTTTCAATGTCGCTTCCTGATTCCTTTACCTTACCACCAACCTTTTTAGCTTTCTTTTCTACATCATCAATAGCACGACCTAACTTCTTTATTTCTTCTGCGCCTAGTTGAACCTCGCCATCTATGACCTTAATTCTAATAGTTGTTTCTACCATGCTTTCTTTCTTTTATATTGATCCCAACTACCTTTCCATGTGGTTTGTAGTTTATTAACGCCCTTAGCTATATCAATTTCTTTTGATACACCTCTTAATTTTCCTATCTCTAATGTCTTTATTATTAAATCAAACATACTATAAATCGCCTTTAAAATCTCTTTTAATAAACACCTCCCTTTTTGATAATGTTAAAGTTCCTGCATCAGTTGATAAGAATAATCTGCCACCGTTTGATACAAATGTTGCTAAAGTAAAAATAGGTATTGAACCAGTAACAGTAAACGGCGGTGTTGTTATTACTGGTATTTGAACTTCTGCTACTGGTATTGTTATACCTGCTGCTCCGCCTATGTCTAAAACAGCATTTATAACGTTAGGCGATGCACTTTTTGCTGTTATTGTTAAGGTAAATCTAATATCATAAGCATCACCAACATTTACTGGAGTTATAGAATCCACATTATCCCACAATTCGCTTATGCCTCTAATCTCACGTGGTAGATAAGCACTTGAACTCTGGCTTCCAAGTCCATCTATCAAAAGGATTGATGGTGTTGTGTTTACAGTTTGAGTTGCTGGTGTTGTTTCTCCATCAGAATAATTTGCCCATCCAGCCACATCATATAATTCTGTGAAATTATCGTTTATTATATCGCCACCATCTCTTAAAGGTGTTCCTGTGCCATCGTTTGCTATCGTTCCTAAATTTATTGTTTGTTGTGCCATTTCTTATGAATTATCAAATGTTATATTATCGTTGTCAAATGTTATATTGTCGTTATCAAATGCTATACCGCTTGCAGTTTGTGTTATTGTAAATTTAGGATCGTTCACGCCATCAGTAGCTTTTATCTGTGCTGTTCTCTGAACCCCTGTTTCATTAGTTAATAAATCAAACGTTATTGTGTTTATAACACCTGTAACACTTCCTGTTATTGTTAGCCAAGCCACACCATCTCCAGTATCTACTTTTGATAATGTTGCTGTTGCTAATCCTATATATCTTGAATCACTACTTACTGCACCTCCACTTAGTGTTCTATTTGTTGGTGTCCATAAACTACTATTTAAAGTATCTGATGCTAATGGTGCGCTATAAATATCATTGATTAACTCTAACTTATCTTTTCTATTTACTATATTACTCTTTACTGTGTTTATTAAATAACGTTTATCGTTTATTACTAGCCTATCATTTAACTTTAGTTTGTTTAATAACCAATTTGGTAGTATTGCTTCATAGTCATAAATTCTTCTTTTAATACTGAAAATATCACCTATGTAATCACTAAAACCCCAATTATAAATCGTATCTGTAAATACTTGACTTGTGAACTCGTTTATTTCTGCATTAAAATTGATATTAAAACTATCTGTGTCATACTCTATACTATGAGAAGGCATTAATACATTGCCACTTAATTCTTCATAAGTAGCACCTTTAAAACCTAATGTGTTTCCTGATACTGAAACACTAGGTAAATACATTAAAAAAGGTTCTCCAACAAAAGGACTAGAACTATCATTTAACATTAGGCCATACAATAATTCTATTTGGCTATTATCATCAGTATCGTTTAACCTTTCAAATATTGGTTGCTCAAATATTACTTCTATATCTAGTTTGTCACCGCTTAGCAGCTCACCATCTGCATCATATAATTTTTGTTCTAAGTTGCCATAATAAACACCGTTTTCTTGTGCATAAAAATCTGCTAATATTTGCTTACTATCTTTAAATTTAAAATTGATTTGGTTTAATATCTTACCTCTACTAACTGTTACTTGTTTAGTGTCTATATATTTTGTAACATCGTATATTTGACCTTCAGCATACCAACTCTGTAAATCTTGTACATATAGATTGTCACCATCAGGAACTACAACCAGGTTAAACATTCTAAAAATAGATGTTAAAAAATCATATACTTTTATATCCTTAAACGATGTTGTTATAATTGTATCTAAGTCTATTGATTGGCTTGTATAACTATTACTAAAAACAGTTGTTGATACATTGCCTAAAGCACCATGTTTGTAAGTTAGTTTTGTTGTTGCTCCAAAATCAAAATCTGTTTCTGTTATTATTTCTGCCTTGACAGTATAATCTTCTGTAAAGTTTAAATTATTTCCTAGTTTTGTATTTGCACCTGTTAGCCAGTTAGAACTTTCATATACAACCGTACCATTTATAGTTAATCTTATTTTGTAATCTACACTTTCAAATCCTGCTGCTGGTGTTACTGTTGTTTCATAAACATATCTTTCAGAACCTCCTAAAGATGGTTGTGTTCCTGCTAAGTCTTCATAAACTTTTAAACCATTAGATAAATCATCCTTAGTATTGTTTACATTCATGTACAATTCAGAAAACTTAGTTTCATCAAAGAAAGTACCACTAAATGTTAAACCATACTTTTCTGTAATAGCCTGTATAATTAACTTAACTTGTATCGCTGGTCTTAATTCGCCAAAACCTATACCATCTGTTCTTCCTGCATCATACGCTATATTTACAAGCGTGTCCGTTGCTGTTGTATCACTTACATCACTATTGTAATAGAACTGCCTTTTATAAGATACTAAAGGATAGCAAACAGCTTTAGTATAACTAACAGAATCAACTGTAAAATCTAAGCCAGTAGTTAATCCAATTTTAACATTCGCTGCTGTATAATCGTGATTGAAATTATCTAACCAATCTAAATCTTTTAATTTATCTTCTCCTATTAAATCTTTTACCTTGATTGTATTACCATAAAAAACAACCTTATAAAATGCTGGTTGGTTTTCTTTTATAACAACGTTTACTAATTGTAGTTTACCACGCTTAAAATCTAAAGTATCTACATCAATAGTACACGTTTTTCTTACTCTTGCATCAAAACCACCATCAATATCAGAATTATAATAATGAGCAAATAAACCGTTATTTCTCTTACTGGCAGGTAAAGTGAAGCTTTGCGAAAAGTCACCACGAATTTTAGATATATCTTTTACATCTTGAACCGCTGAAGTAACCTCTATGTTTTCATCTTTGCCAAACGTGTCTAAACGTTGCCCTTCTAAGAAAATATCTACCGCCATTAAATATTATTTATCGTATTGTAAGCATAACTAAAATCAATATTATACTTTACTAATCTGTCATTAGTTCTAGTTAGTGGCTTAAACGTTTTAGTATCTACATTTACTGGTACAAATGAATCGTTCTCATAAAAGAATACCTTTTCACTTAATACCAATTCTTTATATAGTGTGTTTTCAGCCTCATTAATATAACCACTATTAACACTTACAGTATCATTGCCTATTACATTAAGTTTTTGAATCTGATGTTTTGCTATGTCGTAAGTACCGCCAGAAATATAATTGTTTTTAAAATCCTCACTCTTAACGCTTAGTTCGTCTGTTCTTTTCTTGAACATTGTGATAACCTCGTAAGCACCATATTTATTTAAGAATACAACACTAACTGGTGTGAATTTACATTCATCTATAACCTCATAAACAAAAGCATCATCATTTGGTTTGGTTGTTACTGTTATGTATTCATCTGTTGTAACTGTCGAAACATCTATACTAATATATTGCAATGCGTCAGTACTTTCATCTGAAGTAGTCATTGTTAATGTGTCGTTTATTTCGCCTGTTTCACTATCAACTTCTATACTCGTAATTGTACCCTCGTTTAAATAAGGAAACAATATAAAACCATCCCTTGATACTTTACGATTAGCGCAATTAGTTAATACTTTAGATGTTGGTACATCAGGATTAACGCCCTCTTGCATATAGCCATAACCATCAATAGCTGATAGCGTGCCTTCTATGTCTGGTATAATTTCAGAAGGATCAGTATAACTTGCTGTATATTTCGCCCATTTTAAACCATCATCTAAAACATCTACTATTTGACTAGATGAAGTTAATATTACTTTAGGTACTGGATTTAAAAACTCTCTTATTAACTTAGATAAATCTATATTAAATTCTGCATAATCTACCGTAGGTCTTATCTTAGTTAGTGTTCTTGATGCAGTACCAGGAACTACTGTTAAATCACCATCCCAAACATATAATGTTAATGTAGTTGATGTTGTTGTTGTAAAGTTAAAAGGAATGTTTACATAATATGGTGAACGCATTAAAGCATAATCAATAGTGGCTGGTGTTGGAGGTGTTACCACATTTGTAAATACTACTGTAAATTCGCCTGTATTATCATCACCTCCCTTTATGCCTAAAAAATCTTCACCATCTGTTTCTGATTGTATAGTTAAAACATTATCTACTTGTGTAGTTACATAACCAGTAGGAAAATCTAAATCAAAAGCTGTTTCAAATTGTGTTGCAGTTGATGTGCCTGTTATTCCTGGTAGTATTGCAGAACTAACCTCATAAGATGCACCTCTAGTTAATACCCATGTCCATTCTTCACCAAAATTATCAGTTGTTATTTTCAATGTATCATCTACTACAAAATCCGTAGTAAATGTTATCTCCATTTCGCTATATGTTGGCATCCTTATTCTTTATTAATGTTATTTCCATAAATCTTTCTAAATCTAAACCATAAGCCTCTACTAATTCTTCTGGTAGTGTTTCAAATGCTTTTTCGTATGGTTTACTATAAAAGTATGTTGGTTTAATTCCTTGATGATAAACTACTCTTTGTACTGCGTAAGCACTCAATCCTTTATCTTGCGCCCAATTCTTTAACGCTCCTAATGGTGGCATTTTATTTGTAAATCTATATGGTGAATCTTTAGCGTTTATCTTCCAAAGTTTACCCTTATTATTTCTATTGTTAAAAGTAGATGTTGTTTTTCTTACACCTCCAGCACCTCTTACACCTTTGTCTATAAAGTCTAAATATTTAGATGTTTCTTCTTTATCAGTTCCAAAATCAAATTGTATAGAGTTTTCAAATGCGTTTGATTCATAATCCAATGAAGTATATAAAGCGTCTGTATGCCTACGCCCTGCACGTGTTAAATTAGCACGTGATTGTGATACTAAGTACTTACCAAACTTATCTAATATTTCTTTTACTTCAACACGATCTAACATACTGTCGTTAATTTATCAGGCACATCAATAGTCCATG